TAATAGCGATATATGCCACGGTGTGACGCAAATCGGGAAAAATAACATCCTAGACCATCCAACACTTAAGGACGTAAGAGAGACCATTTTAGATGCAGTTAAGCAGGTTAATGAACAATCGCTTAATTATGACTTATCAAGTATGGAATTAATCGATTCACATATTGAAGTCGCATCACAAAACGCCCTATACGCACCTCACGAGTTTTCTAATTGTTTATACTCAGGATGCTATTTCATTAACTATGACCCACAAAAGCATTCGCCTCTTAAGTTTAAACGTATTACACAGTCATCCTATTATCCAATTATGCAATGTAAGCAAAATGGTCTAACCGCGTTTAATCTATTAGATGCAAACGTACCCACTACTGAAGGAGATATTATCATTTTCCCCAGTAACCTAACTCACGGATATGAAATCAATGGAGAACATAACCGTATTACTCTATCCTTTAATGTAGCACCTTAAATGAATCCCTTTACAAAAATTGATGACAACACTTATAGAGATAGCGAGGGAACACTATATAAACCCATCCCTAACTATGAAGACTATTATGTTAGTAACCTCGGATCCATTTATTCTACTAAGTGGGGAAAGTGGAAGAAATTGAAAATTCACCTTAACGAAAATGGTTATAGAAGAGTAACACTAAGACAAGATGGTAAGACAGTAGTAAGGAGAGTTGCTAAACTTACCGCACTTGCTTTTATATCCCTACACTCAAGTGTTACCAATGTGTTACACATAGATGGGAACAAATTAAATGATCACGTCTCTAACCTTAGACTAGATAAACAACCTATTTCATAAATGTACAAATAAACATACTTAGAAACTTTATACATTGAGGAAACTAGCGGAGGAATAGCGACCTAAGACCCTAACATATCGACATCAATCTGTCAACCTTTATGGGAAAATTGAAATAATTGCCCTATAGAGAAAATTGGTATATAATGCAGGTGTTCAGAAATTTCCCCTACTATTCAATGGGACGCACATACAAACGTAATGACACATACAAGAGTAATAGAGCGAAGTCATTACGAGAAAAGAGAAACAAACCGAATGAGGTACTAACTAACAAGAATTACCAACGGAGAACAAAGAAACAAAACCGCTTTAATTCATCGGAGGATTATGGAAATGAATGACCCTAGGAAACTAGACTGGATCGATGTGCTACTTGACGAAACCGATGAGGATATGGTAGAATATGACTATGAAACCTATGATGATGAATCGAATGACTTAGATCTTGATTACACTACTCAATCGTGAACAGATTTCAATTTCTATGTGAACTGTATGAAACCGAATCAATCCCCCCATTAGAGTTAGTGGAGTGGGGTCAATTCATACTAGACACAGAGATACAACCGCACTTCACTAAGTATCAGAAACAATTGCAGTATCTGGTCAGCGAAGGGTTATGTTATCACGTGCCAATCTAAACGGGGAGCGACATATAAAACGGGTCCCCTACAGCAACCTACAACAGTATAGGGACGAGTATATTATCGAAATCGTCCTTTTGGGTCCCCCATATATCAAAAAATTTCTCAGGTAAAAAAATGACTAAAAAGGTTGAGCAGTACAAGGAGATGTATTCATCATTCATCGGAAGGGAATGGGGAGGACAGAAAGGGGGTGGATGTTTCAAGTTACTGTTTGATTTCGGTATTGAGACAGGTTATCACGAGTGTAAGGAAGACTATAGTTTTAACAATCGAAGTTTCTTGAAGAGTATCTGGGAAGATGAGGGATGGACCTCGACGAAGGTCTCTGAGATGGGCGAAGAGTTTAGTGTCGATGATTTAGAGCAATTCGATCTACTGTTGATGAATTTAGATAGTAATCGATTGAATCACGGTGCTGTATATCTGGGAGATGGGTATATCCTTCACCATAAGGCATTTGATGTAAGTAGGATAGAAAAGGTAAAACCCTACATAGGACAGACACTATATGTGATACGAAAGAATGTCTCATAGATATATCCTTACAATAGATGAGGACGACGATACAGGCGAACTATATGTTACTTTACCTGACACTTTACTAGAGGAAGCAGGTTGGTACTATGGTGATGAACTAGAATATGAAATGGAGGATGATAAGATCATCTTAAAAAAATTTACTGAACCGTGATGAACAAACCAGACTGGACAAAGTTAAGTATCGAACACAAACGTGTTATTTACGATGCAGTACGGTATTATCAAGACAGTAGACTCACATCACACCAAGGCGAATGCTATAATAAGTGTGATGAAATTTTATCATCCCTATGTGGAACACTGAAACGTTATGAAGTTGCGACCAACACAGACTGCGACATCTGATGAATGGACTATTACTTTGACGAAAGAAGAGCGTCAACTCATTGTGAATAGTGGTGCGTGGGCACTGATGTACAAACCAGAAGTGTGTGGTGGCAAGGAACTTGCAAAAGTTCAAGCGATTCATAGATCTCTTAGGGAGAAGTTAGGAGTAACTGAGGGATTTGTATGACACAGCATAAGATGCAACATCAAAGGGTAGTGGATAATTTCCTACCAGAGGAAGAATTCGAGCGTATGCAGGAACAAATTTGTGGTGATCAGTGTTTCCCTTGGTATCTGAATCACGCAAAGGTAATGCACGTTGCACGAATGATAGACCCAGAATTACAGAAGAAAGAGATATATAATTGGCAGATGGTACATAAGTTCTATGAGGGCGGCAGACCTCAGTCTCAGCAATGGGATATGATTTTACCTTTAATCAATAGAATCCAACCGAGAGCGTTAATTCGTATCAAGGGGAATTTGAATCATCATACAGACAACTTAATCGAATACGATTTTCATACAGACTGTGGAGAGTATTCTGAATTTGGACAAGATAACGTCTTTGCAGGCGCTACAACCGCTGTGTTCTACTTAAATGATAACGATGGTTATACGTTCTTCAAGGACGGGACCAGAGTCCAATCTAAGGCGAATAGGATTGTTTTCTTTCCAGTGAATACTCCACACGCAGGAACATCAACGACTGACACTAAATTTCGATTTGTGTTAAACTTAAATTACTTCTAAAGGCATTAAACATACTAAGACGTTACCCCGCGAGCGTCGTAACTATTCTAATAACTATTATGAAATACGAACTTCATACGTGGAAATATGATAAGGACTGGGATCAGAACTGGTTACCTAACTTTATCCAACCATTAAATACGAAGAACAACGGAAACGATGTGCAAGCACCACGTCGGCAGCAATTAATGGAGGAACTGGAAACAAAGGGAGATAAGGAACTGATTGAAGTATTAGGTTTACGAGGTGTGCGAAAGGGAGAACAGATTAGTTGTCTTCCTGGTGAGGTATGGAGATGCTTGCGTCATTATGAGTCTGGTCGGGAAGTTATCATTCCTTACTACCACTTGAGTAATCTGGGGAGACTGGTGAGTCATATGCATCACTCATCCTTTATGAAGAAGTATAAAACAAAGGAAACGTGGTCAAGAGACTATAACTGTCTAGTGTTCGGTAAGATGAAGAGTCAGAAAGGTCTCGATGGTAAGTGGAGAGATAGGGTTCATTATAAGATTAAGTATCGTGATGGTGATAATTGGTACTTCAGTCCGTTGCTTCTACCAGAGGGAGTGGATGGTCCTTATGCTCCATTTGTAAGTGGATCTGCAGAACAGGGAAGTAAGGATATTGGTTCCCATCAGATCATTGCTGCTACATTCATTGATATAACTGAAGTTCCACCAAACTGTAGGGATAAAAATTTCCTTAAGGATATTGGATGGAACCGTATGTCCAAGAGGGGCAAACGTAAGATGTCAGCACTTTTTGAGATTGATCATATGAATCAGAAGTGTTATGATAGTAGGTGGCACAACCTTGAACGTAAGAGGGGTGTTGATAATAATTACGAGTCATTGATTGCACGTGGTGGAAACCATAGTAATAGTCAAGGAGATGCATTCGTAAGTAACAAAGTATCTGTACTAGATGAGTTTTTCCAATGAGTATTGAATTTCCCAGAGACCACCAACCTACCCCAGGAGTACCTGAGTTCGATGATTATCAACAAGAACTAGAATGGAGGTTTGAGAAGGTCGCAGAAAGCATTAAGAATCTTGCGACAAGATCACAGACTGTGGAAGGGTTTCTACAGAAAGGTCCTGATATGATTCAATACAGACCTCCTGGAGAGGAGAGTCATCGTAACTTGGCAGAGTTATTTGATCTTCTGTTTGATCGACTAAATAAAATTGAGGAAGATATTGCCCAAATAAAGAGTGAGCATATTCATAATTGAAACGGGGAGAAGTTATGAGAATCCTATTGATTCTTATTCTTACCAACGTCAATACACTACTGATGATCACCCGTCCTTTTCAGGTTCTGACGAGGATGGTAGTCCTTATGGGCAGATAACAATTGAGGGTATGGGACCTGGATCCTATGCCTTTGGTCGTGATGAGGTATATTATATTGGATTACAGCAAGAAAACTGTATTGCAAACTGCGATGCAGAGAGAAGAGAAATTTATAGATTCTATAGCGGGAGAAGAGAGGATCATACTTATTGGTACGAACCATCAATGCCTGACAAGTCTCCCCAGAGTCCGAGGAGATATAATAGAGAACCTAGGAATGGTATCTGGTCATTCTACTTAAGTAAGAACAGTCAGTCAGGATCACAACCTCTTTATCTACATTATGATAGTGCGAACTATAATTCTTACTTTTCTAGTTCTAGTTCTGGTGCTGTTGAACTCTTAGGGTATATCTACACAAGTAATAGTGCTCCATCGGATACTCTGAATCCAGGTGAAACTCTTTTACCTTTGTATCACTATAAGAAGAATAGTAATGGTGATGTCGATGATTTTTATACTATAAACCCTGCACAAGAGGTTAATATCGAGCAGGTGGCAGGAGTTCCTAATTCTCCTCAACCTTTTCAAGAAGAGTATATCTACCAAGGGATCTATGGGTATGTAATGAATGCATTTGCCCCTAGACTGAAGAAAACTGTTGTAGATACTGGTGGTCCAGTCGATACTGGTGAAGTAGACCGTACTGGTTGGTATAATTACACTACTAGTTACAGTAGAAGGAGATATGAAGACGAAACACTGACTCCTGCACAACAAGGATGGGGTGATCCTAATGCAGCAGACATTGCATCTAGTAATGCAAACTTTGAATGGTACTTTGGTAAGAACGGAGCAGTCAAATGTGCACTGCCTAGGTTCTTAGGATTCCACGATGCTTTTGAGGGGCAGTTCGTGTACTATCTGTATAACACTGAGTATCCATTTGCGGGACCTGTATTTGGTATTAACTTCACTACTACGGATGCTCCTTGTATTAGTGGTGCTAGGGATCAGCAGGAAGAACCCACTATCACATATAAGAGTATCTACTATAAGATTAGAGAGGATGCTTGGAAAACACAGAAGACACGTTTAACTGTATCTGCACCTAATGGTGATGGTATTGCTGATTCGTTCTGGACTTGTGGAACTGATGATGAGATGATCTTTTTCCGTTATACGTCTTCTGAAGGTGCCTTCTTAGTGGGTGAGAACGTCAAAGGATGGCGTATTAGTCAAGTTAGGTACTTTGGAGACGAACTTAAGTGCGGTTATATGCGTTTAAGACACAGAAAAGCAAGAAATGGGCAAACTTTTAGTTACAATGAGACCATTACCGCCAATGATGGTGCAACTGCACTTGTTTTAGCGGGTTATGGCATCAAAGATCGCGGTGCTTTCTTCGGAGTCTATGAATTTCCGAAGAAATTGTCATATTTCAAGGTAGAAATTGATAATAGAGCGTTAATACCTAGAAGAACACTCGATGAAGCAATTTTAACTGCAACTATTGACAAAAAAGGGCGTGTTGGGTCCATTGAGATCATAAATGCTGGTCGGGGGTACGTTAATCCTGATGTAATTGTGTCTATTCCCGATGAATTGAAGGAAGAGGGGTTCACAGATACCGCAGAGAACACTGTTGAGGCATTTCAAGACTCGAAACTCGCAAAATACAATGTGAACATTGAATCAAGTGATGAATTTGATCAAAGTACGAAGTCTGCACGTAAATTGACCCGTAAAATCAAGAATGACAAGTTTTTGACTGATGCAGGGTTCACAAAATCGATCAAACAAGCAGAAGCACGTATTACACTGAATGAGATTGGTGCTGTTAAGACTGCAACAATTACTGAGAAGGGAAAAGGATATACACCTGGTGATAAGGTTATTGTTTACGTTGTAGAGAGGGAAACCGAGTCTAGACAAGACGATTTCATTGGAGCAGGGATGAAGGAGGCAACAAAGCAGTTTGATAAGACGTGGGATGACCCAGATATGCCAATGGTCGATATTCAAACCTCTATGACAGACGAAAACGGTAATGAAGTGCCTGTTTCGACCACTTCACTATTTGATGATGGTAAAAGAGCGTATGCTGATGCAGTTCAGGAGTTTGATGAACCCGTCACATCCACATATGTGACATCTTATCTCAAAGCACACGAAAAAAGTGATACTGAAAAGACAAAGTTCTGTAAAGACGTACTACCAATCAAATGTTTAGACCCAGGTATCGGTAGTGATTGGCACAATATTTCAAATTACATCAATCCAAGTGAAATATACAGAGAGTCAAAGAAATGGAATCCTGCTCTTGAGAAGGAAGAAGAGAGACTTGCTGCTGTTACTGCTGAAAGTCAGTCTGCATCTGGAACAATTAACCAAAGAATGAACAATGGTATGACAGGAATACTTGGTGGAGACTGTCTTGAAGTAGCACAAAGCACACTTTACGGCGTCAGACGCTTCTTTGACATCCCTTGCCCCGAAGAAAAGATTGGTACGGACGGTGTTTCACGTACTTTTGGGTTCCTTCCGTACAAATACTGTGGTTCTGATAGAGAATCCGCACAAGTTAAGGTGACTTTAGAGGTAGAAGGTAATGTAATGAAGAAAGGAGAGGCAATAAACACGGATTTTATTGACTTTTTGAAGGATTTGCCCAAACCAACTCTTACTGCACCGCGTTTTGTGGGTGCCCCAGGCAAAGGAAAGTCGCATTCTTGTAAGAGAGGGTCAAATGTAGAGGGTAAATGCTATGAAACTGGTAAAGGTCAGTACACATTCGTCCCAGATTCGGGTGATGAGAACACTTTTGACTTCTATGGTACAGAATTAGAGCAGTTGGAGACGTGGTTAGGTAATGGAAACTTCAGTTCTTATGGTACAGGCACCTCTACACGCACTACTACTGACCCAAATACGGGTGCTCAGACTACATACTCCCTTACATACAACACAATTCAACTCGCAAGTTGCTCTGGAGGCAAGTTCCCAGAACCCTGTTGGCATAATTTTGTGGTAGATGGTGTGTTGGATACCTATAACTCTTGGGATAGTAGTGGAAATGCGAATGATAACTGGGCAAGTAACCTTTGTACTAGTGCTCCATTCAGTAATTACTTCACTAACTGTGCTGCATTAAGAAATGTGATCTACTCAACCATCTCTTTTGACCCAGGTGCTATCTCAGATAACGAGAATAACATCCAACTTGCTCCGATTGGAGGTAGATTGAACTATACAAACTACCTAACAGGTGCAACTATTCTTATGGATAGGGCACTAGATAGATTTGGGAACCCTTATTTCGACGAATGTGATCTAGGAAGTTACTAATGGCACTAGGATTAAACAAACCAGTAGCAATCCATAATGGATTACCTTGTACAGGACACGGTATTCCAATTCCTGCTACTATTCACTCAACACAACCTTGTAAATCACCTCCTGTTAGGTTAGGAATTGTGATGAAAAACCTGACTTGCCTGTGGCCACCAACTCCTTTGGTACCTTTGACTGCTCTGAACCCTGCTAGAGCGATGGTTCTTGTCAATGGACTGCCTATTATGGTTTTGGGTGACGCTTTTACACCTCATTTGTCACCAACAACGAATATTATTAACTATTTGTGTCCTTGTGGTAAAGCGACTTGTATTATTCCAACTCCAACAGTGTGTTCACTTCTGACTGCAGAGGATCTTGCAGGTGGTCACCCTAGAGTTCTTGATACTGGGTTCTATCAGTCTGTAAGGGCGTTTAAGATACCCATCGGTAGATTGGGTGATAACTTAGGTAAAGGCAGTCTGCCGCCCGTCAGCATAGGGTATCCGTGTATGTCTAAGATCGCTTATGGATCTCCTAATGTCCTAGCAGGATAATTGTGCTATAATTCTAGAGTAGTTTCAAAACACGTATGGCACGTTCAAAAACAGGTCTCTCTGGAGGCGTCTTTATTGAGTCAAATCCTAAAAAGACTCGTCAAGGAAATGGAAGGCACACAAAATATACAGCAACCTCTCGGAATGGTAAGACCAAGAGGTATAGGGGTCAGGGTAAGTGAGACCAGAAACCCGAGAATCTATGGAAATGTTATTCGAGGCGAAATGGAACTTACCTAAAGCAGCGAAGAACTGTAATCTAACAGACAAGGAGATGAAAATCACCTTCAACGAATATTGCTCATTTCACCCTCCTACTTGGAAGGATACTAAATAAAATGACCAGTGATAGGAACCACTATAAAAGTTCTTCACTTAAAAACGGAGAACAAAATGGTTAAGGTTGATCAAGCAGATTGGTTCATCCGATCGGGCAGATGTTTAGTAACTGATCCTAGAGCTGATAAATACTTAAAACAAGTATCAGATCGTGGCGTACAGGTTCAAAGCAGACAGGAATCTAAGCAGACAGTTTAGAGATTTAGGTATTGGGATGAAATCAAATCCCAATACTGAAGATTTTTCTGTGGTTAAGAACGAGAACGCAATCAAACAATCTATGAAGAACCTGTTGTTGACAGAGTTCGGTGAAAGACCGTTCCAACCAACCACAGGTTCTCGTGTTAGATCAATGTTGTTTGAGAACTTCGATATTTTTATGATTGAAGGTCTAAATGACGAAATTAGGAATACCCTAAAGCGTTTAGAACCAAGAGTGATAGTTAATGATGTTCGTTGTAATGTTGATAACGACAATGAACTACAAGTTGAGATTGATTACACAATCATCGGTGAACAACTAGTTCAAACTATTGACTTCCTCTTAGAGAAGGCGTAAAAATGGCAGCAATTCCCTCAAATTTAACCTCATTAGATTTTACAGAAATCAGAGAATCTATTAGATCATATCTGCGAACGAGAAACGAGTTCACGGACTATGACTTTGATGGTAGTTCTGCGTCATATCTATTGGACGTATTATCATATAACACATACTATGCTGCCTTCAACGCTAATATGGCGATGAATGAGGCGTTCCTTGAGAGTGCAACTGTTAGAGACAACGTTGTCAAGGTCGCAAAGCAACTAAACTATACCCCAAGATCAATCAAAGCAAGTAAAGCGTGTGTTAGATTCAGTGTTCAAACCGCAGCACTTGGTGATGGTACCTCATATCCGACGCAAGTCTCTCTCCAAGCAGGAGATGTTTTTGTATCTACTACTAATGGTGATCCATTCACGTTCACTCTCCCTAACGAGATCAGAGCAACTGTTAATCAATCTGATGGTGTTGCGACGTTTGATAAGGTTATCATCTATCAAGGAAACACTCTTGAGTTCTCTTACACAGTTGATGACGTTAACAAAAGAGAATACCTAGTTCCTGCAGAGAGTGTTGATACTTCTTTGCTGTTTGTGTCAATTTCTCCTAATGCACAGTCAACAGAAATCGATACTTACAATCTTGTACAGAATATTGTTGATGTAGACGGTACAACTCGTGGTTATTTCTTAGAAGAGACTGATGATCTACGTTATAACGTCATCTTTGGTGATGGTGTTATTTGTCGTAGGTTGATTTCTGGTGAAGTCATCCGTATGAAGTATATTCGCACTGATGGTCCTGATGCAAACGGATGTAAGCGATTTAACTTCATTGGTAGAGTTCAGGACAGTGAAGGGCGTTTTATCAACAATGCAGGCATCTCTCTGGTGACCATAGACGGGTCTCAAGACGGTGAAGCGTTAGAGAATACCCTATCCATCAAATACAACGCTCCTAGGGCGTTTAACAGTCAGAATAGAGCAGTTACTGAGTCTGATTACGAATATATCACTAAGAAAGTATATCCTCCTGCAAGATCAGTGACTGCATATGGTGGAGAGCGTCTTAATCCTCCTGTGTACGGAAAGGTGTACGTTGCTATCCGTACTAAGTCTGGTGCTGCACTAAACACCACTACGAAGAAGCGTATCAAGAATGATTTACAGAAATATGCGATTGCTGCTATTGAACCAGTAATTATTGATCCTATTTCACTTTATATCAGACCTAAGACTTGGGCGTTCTTTGATGGCACTAAGACTAACCTGTCTAACAACGAAGTTGCAACAACTATCCTTGGATCTGTAGATCAGTACAATCAGCAGGGTTCTTCATCCAGATTCAGTGGTCGTATTGACATCTCTGCTTATCAGAGAATGATTGATGATTCAGATCCTGCTATTAGCGGTAACATCACTCATATGACACTTGGTATGAACATTGATGGATTTGAATTTGGTCAAACATTCTCCAAGTGTGTTGACTTTGAAAATGAGATTGAGAATCCCAATGACCTCTCTGGAGGAACTAAAGGTAATGGTGGTGGTGACGGAACTTGTTTACCCAAGTATTCCAGTGTAAAAACTGGCACATTCTATGCTACTGGATACACAGAGAACCTTATTGCCATTCAAGGTACAGATTCCAACTCAATTTCATCAACATCGTTCATTGATAATGATACTTCGGCACTTTTACCTGTAAATATCCGTGATGACGGTTATGGCAACCTCATTATGGTTACAAAACAGGATGAAAAAGAAGTTACACTTCAATCTTCAGTGGGAACTGTAGATTACAAGAATGGAATCGTTTGTGTCGGTCCTGTAGATGTACATTCTACTCCTGACGGAACAAATCGTATTCCAGTTACTGTGATTCCAAAATCACCAAATATCAACATTGGTTCTGGTGTTGACCCATCAATCTTTAACCCGATTGTCACAACAGTTGATTACACAATTGATGGCAGTAACATTGGAGCATTTGATCCATATGACTTTACTGCAATTAACTTTGACGGAACTCCACTAAATATCATTGATTATCCAACAACAGTATTTGAACTTCCCGAGTTTAACTCCTGTTTCTAAGACCGTAATACGAAAAAATGGTTGCACACAACACAGCAATTAAGGTCTCTCAAAGACTGAGTAGTCAGATTCCTGCGTTTATCAAGGAGGATCACGACCAGTTCGTGAACTTGTTGACAGAATACTACAAGTCGCAGGAGAAATCAGGTCGTCCTTACGACATTTTAAACAATATACTTTCATATGTTGACATTGGGTCGGGTGAATTCGATCCAAATTTCTTGTCGTCTGAATCTGCTGTACTAGAAGCGGTTGATGCTACAGAGAATAAAATTATTGCTGAGAATGTAAACTACTTCTTAGAGAAAGATGGTACTATAAAAATTGACAATGAAGTTCTATATTACGAGTCTGTAACACATTCTCCTGACATTGTTTTCACTCCAGGGGTCAATAAACAAGAATTTGATAGAAAAGTACAAGAATTTGAACCTATCAATACTCAGTTTGATAGTGCAAAGACAGAATTTAATTTAAGACAGTTAGGTAAACCAGTTTCACCTCAGTCTTCAAATCACCTT